CGCTCAACAAAACCCTTACGTACAGCAGGAGCGAGTTCAGCAGCACCACTAAGAACACCAGAAAGAGCAACTTCAGTTGGGTTAACTTCCTGACCACCAATCAATCCACCGAGCTTTTGACGAAGGTAATTAGTACCAGCAGCAACTCCCCCAGTGAATGTTGAAGCAGTTGCTACGCCTAGTGGGCCACCTAATGTAAGTGGAGCAGACGCAACGCCAGCAAGAATGTCCGGAACCATCTCAGCAACGTCAGGAGCATAGTAAGCCGCTGTAGATGCAGGGCCAGCTATCTCTTTGTAATACTTACCATCATCAGCTTGATACGCTATATCACCGTCAACTATCGTGTATCGAGTAACAGGTATGCCACGCTTCTGGGCAAAATACTTGATAGCTGCTTGTTTATCAGTAGGAATACCGCCAACAAAGGAAGTACCAAAACCAGCAGCACGAGATGGATCAGTAATAGGCTTTGGCCCTAGCTCTGGAAATTGTCCAGATCCAGCTTGCTGACCAGATGTAGCTCTTTGACCACCAACAAAAGCAGACGCATAATCAAAGTCCTCATTAGCCGCTGGTGGCTGCTGTGGCCTAGCGTTCATCAATTGACTTGCATAATCAAATTCAGCCATGATTCACCTTAAAATGATACGCCAAACTCAGCCGCCAATTGACGGTTGATTGTCTGCAAATCTGCTGCTTTCTTAGGATCAAGATTGTATTGCTTTGCAATAGCAGCGCCTCGTTCATTTATGATTGATGGCATCTTATCCAAAGGTGTACTTTCCCAATTCAAGCCTTTTTTCAGCGCATAATTTCTACGAGCCAAAGCATACTTAGTCTGAGTAATACCATTATTCAACTTTGACTCAAACTCTGTTGGGCTATCGCCACTAAAAATATCAGCACCGGGATCAGGCAAAGTAGCAACAATACGTTTTGCTTCATCAACACCCATAGCCGCACCAGTAATGTCTTTAATGGTTTGGTTAAGGTTTTGCAAAGCATTTTGACGATATTGCGAATACTCAGCAAGTTGCCGTTTATCTGTTTCTGACAAACTACCAAATTTATCTTTAAGCGTATTCCATGCTTGTTTCGTTCTAAACCCAATGTTTTGATATTGTGGCTTATAAGAAAACTGGATATTGTTCAAACGAGTAACAGCATCAGCAGTAGTAATTACGCTCTTTTGAACATCTCCCTCAGTAGTTTTGTTAAGAGCGCCAGTGTAAACTTTAGGTGCGCCTTTTTCAGCAGCAGTTCCTGTTCTTGCTTCTGCTATTTGACCAACTTTCTTCCTTTGATCCGAAGTGAGTTTAGTTACATCAGCAGTCTGGAATTCTTCCAAAGCAACATTAGCATACATACCTGTGTACTTAGGTACATCTTGCATAGTGCCTTGTACAACGTCTATGTTACCGTCCGATCTTTGTTGATAAACCTGACCTCTTGACGTATCTAATCCAAGATCTTTAGATTGATTTGCGGTTAATTGTTTTGTTGTTAAAGCTCCGCTTCCTTGAATTAAATCTACTGTTCCATCAGGCTTAATTTGATACCGTTGACCTAAACCAGTATTTAATCCAAGTTTTACAGCTTCATTTTCATTTAACTGCCTTGTTGTCCCAGTTCCTTGAATAAGGTCAGGAGTGCCATCAGGTTTAATTAACCAAGTTCCACGAGCAGGATCAAGACCTCTTGCCTTAGCTTCTTCTGGAGTAAGTTGTTTTGCTGTGCTAGTCCCTTGAACTAAAGACGGAATATTGTCTTTCATAGTCCACTTACCGCGAGTAGGATCTAATCCCAAGCTCGTAGCTTCTGCATCAGTCAGGATTCTTCCACCACCGTAATTAGCAAGTTCCCCGCGCTTACTTGATATTAGTCTGCCATCTCTAAAGAATAGTTGCTCTTTTGGATCAAGTCTTTCAGCTTCTCTTTCAAAGAATCCGGCAGTTTCTTTATCTCCTAAAGATAGAGCCAATGCAGCTTTTTTGCGATTCTCATTAGCTTTAGCAACATTAGCTTGGTCAACCATTGGTACTGCTTGAGTTGGCCTTGGTTGCAATGTCTGTTGGGCTTGTTGATTTAAATTGGCATCAACATATCGTTCACCAGCAGCAAAGTTAGGAACTCCAACAAATTGTGTGCCTTTAGAAGTTACCGCTAAAGATGATGGTAACTCAGGCTGTGGCGCTGCTTGTGCTGGCATTTGAGCAGGGATCTGACTCATATCTTGAGCAGGTTCAGTGCCAAACCCGTACATCTTCGCGCGCTCTATAGCCAGCAATTGCTTAGATGCTTCTTCAGGATTGATTGCAAACAACTGTGCTAACTGTGGATTCTGCTGAGATGCTTGCTGAATAGCTCTTAGTCTATTAGTTGCCTGAGCTTGTGTCAGTGCCGCACTTTGCAATTGCTGTTGCTGAACAACGTTCTGTAATCCTTGCTGATAAGCACCACCAGCAGCACCAAAACCACCTGCTAATGCACCTAAGATATTCTCAGCAGCAGAGCGTCGTGGGCCAGTGCGACTCATCCCCTGAGCCAATGCCAAACCTGCACCTAGCAGACCTTGAATATTAGCTGTCTTTTGCTGTTGTGCTAACTGCTGAGGCGATATAAGCCCCATAGTCTGCAAGCTCTCGTAAGACGTAGGAGTAGCAGCGCCAAATACGTTAGGGATGTAATCTGTAATTGCCATATTCCACCTAGATCAGCGAAACTTTAGGAACGCCAACTTGATACTGTGGCATTTGCACTTGCGAAGGACTACCACGCATTAGACCAGCAGGAGCTGGTTGCTGAGGCTGTTGCTGCAACATATTTTGAGCGCTTTGCATTGCCATTGACGCAAGGACTGGGTTTTGTTGTGCATACTGACCAACAGCACCAAATCTGTCCATCATCGTAGGGCCACCGCCTTGACCATATTCAACGCCTTCCATTCCATAGGTCAATGGTCTTTGAATAGCAGTAGTTTGAGCGAGTCCTTGACTTTGCATTGCCGCAGTAGTTTTTGGAATTGCACCACCAAACAATCCAGCTTTAGCAGCTTCCGTACCGATTACTCCACTAGGGCCAGTAGTCAGATTAGCAGCTTGCATTGCAGCACTGGGGCCAGTTGTATATGCCTGAACTGCACCAACAGGTAAAGAACTGCCAGCAACAGTAGTTGATCCAGACAATGCGCTAGGCAAAACACCAGCAGCAGCGTCATCAGCAAAAGAGAACAGATTAGACAAACTACCCGGCCCCATAAATGCACCACCAGCACCACCTAAAGCACCGCCAAGTAATGCACCTTGAATGGGGTTTTTACGATTAGTAACCGCACCAATAGCGGAACCAATAATCATTGGAGCAGCAGCAGCACCCATTATTTACCTCCCTGCGGTGTAGCTGTAGTCTTAGTCTCCAAAGGAGCACCATAAAAGACGTTAGCAGCCTGTTGCAGACGTTGCATCGGAATATCCTGAGCCGCTAGTTGACCTTGCAGAGCCTGTTGAGCGTAACCTTCCTGAGCCTGACCAGCTTGGAGCAGACGCTGAATATCAGCATAGTCAGCCTGAGCCATTTGAGGAGCAGCCTGAGCAGCAGCCATCTGCCTAGCACGTTCTGCTTCAGCCGATTGATATGCCAGTTGACCACCCTGCTCTGCCAAGGAACGAGCAAAGATGTCCTGAGCCTGACCTGCTTGCTGACCCATAGCAGCCGATCCATAACGACCAGCAGAAGATGCCTGAGATTGCAGGTTTTGAATGTTCCTAGTGTACTGTTCACCAGCGAGACGATTAGACTGCTCCAAAGCACCCGCTAGAAATGGATTAACGCCTCGTCCTTGAATCGTAGCTAGTTGTTCAGCCTGTGCAGCACCAACCAGAGGAGAGCCCATCTGAGCTCGTTGTGCGGCTTGCTGGATGGCTTGCTGAGAGAATGCTGACTGTTCAGGAGCCAATGTAGCAGGAGCCTGTGGCATACCCTGATACAGACGTTGAGCCTCACCCAGAGAATAAGTTATATATGGCTTAAACTCCGGAGCTATTTCTGTTCTGGTCTCTTGTGTACCACCGCCGCCACCACCCATATTACACCTCGCATATCCATTTACGAGGACGGAATCCGTATGCTCTAGCCCTACGTTCCCATCCCGGCCTATGGCTGGAAAATGTTAAATATTTAACATTAGCATCCCTAGCCATACTTTTGATAAATTGTAAACCTTTTTCAACCACTTGATAATCATTTTCTAACGTCCAAGCAGCCCAGACATGGAGTTCTTGCCCCATTGGCTGAAGGATAAAGAAGCCATAAAAATGGTTGTTCTTAAGGACTACCCAAAGCATCGCCTTTTGATTGAAACAGTCGGTATAAACATCCTCAACTATCCAATTCTCAGGACTTTTAGTTTTAATCTTTTCTAGGCCGGGCTTAATAAAAGCCCACCATTTTCTTAGGTCATCGACCGGGATATATTTAAATTCTGTCATCCCACAACTATATACATAAACTCACAAACGTGGGCATTACTGGCATGGTGTATGACAGCAGAGCCTTGTGATCGAGTACCAACCCATAGTTTTGACATTTCTTGAGCGCCTTTATCATTCATAGGCGTAAAAATAATTGCAGAATCGTAACCTATACGTTGATCGTAAAGAGTTGTTGTTGTTGATGTTGTTGTTGCCGTGAAATACCCGCTATTGTTCGTTCTACCATCCATAATCCCACGAACAACCTCAGCAACCTCTCGTTCGCCAGCACCAAATGAAGGTAAAGTTTTAAACTGTACACTTTTAGTAGTCATCTAGTACCCTGCTGGAATATTTCTATTTCAGTTCCGACAACAGTTTTCCAGTTATCTCCGCTTGGAATGACTTTAACCCTGTGATATTCACCGTTAGACCGCAAGCTCACGCGGTTTTCATAGTCTGCTGGAACTTCTGAGCCAAAATCCACTTGATCGGAGAGCAAATCACGGCTTGCCACAGCTACAGAAGCAGATCCACCGTCAACAATCGGCTTTGCTAAAGTAATCGTTGATCTACCGTTGCTAATATCACCAGAAACCACCGAAGCAGTCTTCTTTGAGTTACCGAAAGTGATGATTTTCTGACCAGTTGTGCCTACTAAAATCAATTGACCACCAGCCCACTGCGGATCATCAAGCGAAACAGCCAAAGCATCTAGGCTTGCAGAGTAATTATCAAGCTGCTCAAGCGTAACGGTAGCCGAAAGCAAGGAAGCAATCGATGTTGCCGTAGTTTCAATGTGTGCCCAACGCTTTAACGAGATACTGTAAGCCAAAATACCGTAACCACCAGACTGTTGTGGATAACACCACAATACAAGTTTCCTAATTGGATCAACTGCTGAGGAAATCTTGAGCTTAATGTCTGTACGAGATACTCGGTCAAAGAACCAGCGATTTACCTTCTCCTCGCCAATATTCGTAAAGCTCTGACCATCAGTTACGTAAAACCCATCGTCAGCTAAGAAGTACGTAAGACCGCCAAACTGCGTAACTGAGCCACCAGACAAACACCCAAGAGTGCGAGAAATAGCATCAAATTGGAAAAAAAGCGGGGAGCCTGTATAGCTCATCCGATATATGGCACGTTCTAAGAAGATCAGCCCATATTCGCCACCCGCTAAACCTGTAATATCGCCACCATCAGGAATAATCTGTGTATCTGACTGAGATGCAGCACCCGGACTCCAGTCTGTTTCATCGTTAATATCAGACCAGTAAACCTTGTTTTCATCACTAGATACATTAGCCGCAACAACAAAATCACGAACAACCGTTACAAACTTCGCAGCAGGAGCAGCAGCAGCTAAATCAGCAAAATAAGTGCTAACACCAAGCTCATAAGCCTGAAGTTTATCTCCACCATTAGCTGCAATAACCTTAGCCCCAAATTGAGTAACATCCCAGAACTCAACCGCAGAATAGCCAGTCGTGGTCAATGGATCTAAGTCAAGATCAGCAGCATCAAACTTGTACAAGTTAGACGCAGAACCAGCAAAAATTGTATTTACAGTACCAAGTTTTGCCCCAAATGCTAGCAACAAATCAGCGCCAGCATTATCAGATAGATTCGCCTCTGCATTAAACGGAGCATATCCGTTAGCTACAGGATAACAATTAGTAGCCTCAGTAACCGCACCAGTAACACCCGGCTGATCTGGTAGCCACTCGCCGAAATTGATCGTTGTTTTAGCCATTATTGTTTCGTCCAGCTATCGTTGCTTACAGATTGATTTGTCCAAGAGTTAATGCTTGCTTGAGATGCAGTCCAAACATTAGATGATGGAGAAACATTTGACCACGTATCATCACCAGCAGACTGATTTGACCAAGCATTTACGCTAGGAGTTACATCAGACCATTCATCTCCAATGATAACGCCATTTGCAGTAAAAGTTACTGTTCCATTAACTCTAGCAACACCAAAAAATACTTGAGATGCAAGGCAGGAAACAATGGCTTCACAGTAAACTGAAGCAAAGCCTTCATACTCAACGCCACCATTACCTGTTACCGTAGCCTCAGCAAATACAGCAGCATCACCAGTTCTGATTCTCAGACCATCAGCCGTAACTGTAGCACTAGCCGATACAGCCGCATTACCCTGCTGAACCCTAATGCCAGCGGCAGTAAATACGGCAGTTCCGTTAATTGATGCGTTACCTGCATATATAGCAACAGCATTAGCCACGACAGTCGCAGAGGCATTAACGCTGGCAGAAGCACTAGCAATTAGGCCACC